AGGGGAACACGTCACAAATGATATCGGTGAAGGTAATTCCAACGCCTTCGGTCAAGTTGCGAACGATCCGATTCAGATCAATCGGTCCACCGGCAACGCCGATCAAATCGCCTAAAGCGTAGGCGCGGGAGTATCGCGCAACCTGGATATCAAAATGCGCGGTGACGTATTCTGTTGCCTGCACGGTTGAGTTTTCCGCAACAGATGTTCCGAAGGCTCCGGGTTGCTCGTCCTGGACGACTTGGATCGTATCGCTTCCCATTGCGTTGAATGGGACGCGCGTACAAAGCGCGCGCAGATCGGTTGGATCGTAAAGTTGTTCTACGACAAGACCGGAAAGAACTTCGGCAACGGCGCCGCCATTCGTGATCAAGTCGCTGTAGGTCGTGGTATTAGTAACGGCCATTTTTCGCCTCAAAAATTGAAAGTTTGAAAGTTGATCAAGCCTTGAAAAATTGGGCGGAACTATCGCATCCGGACGCGGATCGGCTTGTTTGTTGAATACTCCCTAACGGGAAGATCTGTCAAGATTACTTGATGATTCCTTTCTTTCGCCATTGCGCTAAGATTTCGTCGCGGGCGGATCCAAGGCTTCCGGCCGATTGACCGGCGCCGCGATTCCGCGCCCGAAGCTTTCGCAATTCCTCGACCGTCCATTCTTTCGCGCGGTTGTCCGCAGGTTGATCCGCTCCAACATTTGGATTCCCGGAAAGCGCGGCACGAAGCGCCGTAATCAATTGATCGTCGGAACTTGTCGCCGTTGATGTTGCGACGGTTTCCAATTCATCGGTTTGGGGTTCCGTCCTGGACGCGGAGGTTGAAAGCCTTTCGAAATGAACCGCATAAAGGGGATCGTCTTGATTGGCCGAAAGCCATTCTTCGAACGTTGGGCGTTGATCGCTGGAAATCTCAGAAACGGCCGATTTGTATTCATTGCGGAAAAATCGTCGAACGCTTGGGGCCTTGAATCCCTTTTCAATCAAATGCATTTCTTGAGAATGCGAAGTTTTGATCCCGCTAAGTTCGCTTGTTGCCTTTTCTAACGCGGACCGCAAACTTTCAATTTCTTTCGTTGCGGATCCAAGCGCTTCATTCGCTTGTCGCTTTGCGCTTAGTTCTTCTTGAAGCCGGAAAAGCGGGACGGTTTGTTCGGTTGATCGTCCGTTCGTCATTTTTGGCGCGCCGTTGTTGGAAACGGTTTCGGTTGTGTTGTTTTCTTCGGCCATCTATCCCTCCGATGGATCTTGTTGTTGGTTTGGCAATTCTTCCATATTCTGAAGCGTCCGTTCAATTTCGCGAACCCGCAACAGTCGCTCCAACGCTTCTTCGTCGCTTTCGATTTCCGGATGAAGTCGGCGCAAGGCGTCAAGACTCGAAATCAAACCCAGTTCAACCTCCGCTTTGATCGCTTGGGCTTCGGCTTTGCGTTCCTCGAGAGTCGGCTTCAAGGATCGATAATAGACGCCATAGCTTCGCGGGTCTTCAGGTAGATTTGTGTTCATATAGAAATTGGAAAGCGCGGCGGCCGTTGCCAACAACTTTTGATCGGCAATTCGAAAAGAAGGTTCGACCGCCTTTTGTGCCTTGATTTGTCCGGCGCGACTCACAATTATCGAATAACCAGATTGGCCCTGAGTCACTTGAAGATCGCTTGGGGAAAGACCGGCATAAACCGCCAAACCTTGTTCATATAGGCGCAACGCTTCCGCCGCGGCAAGCGGATCCATTGCGGCCGAAAATTGTCCAAGGCTTCCGCCGCCTGGACCCTTCGACGAAAACTTCAAGATCGATTTTCGATCCGCCGGGATGACATCAACCGCGGTTCCGTTGATCGTTCTTGTGATCCCCGCTTGCGAATCAACGTCCAAAATCCAACGTTGTGGATGAGCCGCGTTCAAAAAACCATCCCCCCAATGAGTCCAATAGGCGGAAAGCTTCAAGGCGCCGTTTGTGAGTTCCGATCCCGAAGTCCAATTCCATAGACGCGATCCGATCTGTTTGTGAAAAAGCACATAGGGCAACAACGGATCGCCCGCGCGGTTTCGGTATGGATAAGCGCCTTTGGCCGCGAATTCCGGCGCCCATTTTTCCGTTGCGTCAACGCGTTCGCCTTCGTCGTTGATTTCTTCGATCTTGAAAATTGGAACTTCGCCGCGAATGTCCCAAATTTCCCAAGTCCAAACGTCTTCGCGGTATCGAAGTTCTTCAACCCGTCCCGGTTGATCCGGTTCGTCTGGCAAGGATTCTACGACAACGTGATCCGGTTGCACGATTCGATAAGAAGCCTCCTTTGCGTCCGCCCAATGTTTCCAATCGATCCGAACTAAACTTTCACCCATCGCCAAAGCGAAAAGTGAAGTTTGGTTTTGTTGCGCGAAAAGTCGCGGCGTCACAATCGAAGAAAGATCTTCGTCGTAGCCGCCGTCCAGGACGCGGACTTCGGGCGGCTCCAAATACGCGACGTTCAATTGATTCCAAATCAAGATGAACGGGTTTCGCGATAGGTCCGGCGAGATTTCCAGATCGGCCGCGATTTCTTGCGCGAATTGATCTTCAATCGCCGCGACAACGTCGTCGCGATGTTTTCCAGTCAACAAACGATATCGGAGCGCTTGTTCGCGCCAACGCATCCGATCGGATTCTTTTTCGGGTAGAACGTCGCTTGGGATCCACATTAGAATTTCCTACGAACCCATCCGAGTTCAAAAAGATCCGCCGTGTTCAAATAGGCCACCGCGATCCGGTCGCCTTTGTGATTGATTTCGATTCCCTCAAGATTCCAATCTTCGACGCCATCTTCCCGATCGAGTTTGGTCTTTGCGCCAATTGCGATCCGAATGTCGCCTTTCTTTGGTTCCTTGACCGCGGCCGCCTTTTTCGCGGCGGGCTTTTTCTTAGCTGGTTTTTTTTCGTCGGACATTTCTGCTCCTTCAAATGATGAGATAACCGGAACCTTGAAGACCCGGCGAAAGAAAACATTCGGCGATATATCCGACCGAATCGAAATGATGTTTTAGATCGCCGTGAGATTCCCCGCGCCAATGCCGAAGCGCTTTAATTAGACGCTTGCATTTCGAAGAAACCATAAAAGTCCCGTCAACACAACTATTTGAAATAAGACGGGCGCGGGCTTTGACGGATCCGGATCCTTTCCATGGAACTTTGATGTTGAATGGCGGGCGCGATGACCCGCAAAGATCCGCGAAGGCTCTTTCAAGCAGATCGTTCACCGAATGACCCAAGCCCAACCGACCCGCGGAGTTTGAATCGCCGCGCGCTTCGGTGATTTGATAAAGCGAAACGCCCCAAGATTCGACCATTTCCTTGATTGCTTTCGCTTCCGCTTTCGGAGTGTTGCGTTCTTCCGAGCAATATTCATCAAGCACCCAAAGCCGATGACCATCGAAGGCCACCAAATAACACACGGACGCGCCGGGTTTTTCGCCGTGATCCCATCCCAAGCCCAACGCTTCAATATTAGTCGGGACATCATCGAAAACGTTTTCTTCGCTGAATGAGATCCACGCATCAACCGAGATTCCCGACCAAGCGCCTTCAACCCGTTGGGCGAATTCCCAGGGTCCGTAGCTTGCGATCTGTTCTTCGATACTTTCCGGAGTTCGGTGGGGACAATTCTCCGGATCAAGTTTGATTCTTTGAACATCCCAATCCTCTTTCGCGGGTTCGTTTGTGTCGGGGTTGCCTTCAACCCATGACTGCAACCATTCGGTCGGGCGCCCCAATGGAGTGAAGCCCATCCAACAAGGCGCGGAATTTACCGCGATTCTCGATCGGGCTTCTCCGAAATGCGCTTGTTTCGGTAACTCGTCGATCGCCAGAAAATCGATCGTCGCGCCCGCCAACGCCAGGATTTCCTGCGAACCGGATTTGGCGACAATCATTGAACCGTTTCGAAGTTCAATGACTTTCGATCCGCCGCGGGTATATCCCCGGTGATCATCATAGAAACATCGCGGATGCACTGTCCCCGGCGGTTCTATTTCGCGCATCTTGCGGGAAAAGTTCGCCCATCCGCCTTTGAGATCGGCCGTCATGACCCAACCCAAAACCGGCGCGGCGATGACTTCGCGGAATGGATGTTTTCCGATCGCATGCCACCAAACCTCCGCGGCCACCGCGCGGGTTTTCCCAACCTGGTTTCCCGCGATCAACAAACGGCGTTGATGTTGGCTTTCGTGGAAAGTCTTTTGACCCGGCGACATTCCGCCGAATCCCGGCAATTCCAATTCGTATTTCGCCAAATCGTTTTCGCGATAGAGTCGCGCCGCGTTCTTGATCTTGCTTAGGTCAATCATGCTTCCGCGCATTCCGTCCAGGTAACGAACCATTCATTCGGGATTTCGAAAAACGAGATTTCTTCAAATTCCACGTTTGAAGCCTTGAAGACAACATGATCCCGCTTCGGGTCGTTCATTAGATTGTCGAACGCATGCGATGGATCGATCCCCCAAGCCGCGCCCTCCATCAATGACCCGTCGATCAATTCCAGGCAGAAAGAATAAAAAATCATTTGTTGACCGCGGCCGTTCTTCGATTCAAAGCCGCCAAGATTAGATCTTCGGGAAGTTCGGCAATGTTCGCAACAATGGCTTCTCGTCCCTCGTTCGTATTTGGATCGACAAGATCCTCCGATTTGATTTCCGCTTCTTCGACAACGATTTCCTTTCGGAAGTTGTGTCTTCGTTCGAGAACCCATGCGGCCGCCTGCCAAGTTCCATCTTGCGCGGCTTTCTTGATGACCGCTAACGAATGCGCGGCGGATTCCGCTTCGGCTCTTTTTAGGGACTCCAAAAGTTCTAATTTCTCGGGATCCCCGTCCCGCGCTTGCGACATCCAAAGATAGAACGTTGATTCCCCGATCCCCGCATAGGCGGCCGCAAGCTTGTTAGTCATTCCCAAACGGATCCCTTCGATAAGGCGTCCCTTCGTTCGTTCATTCAGTTTCAACGGATCCCCCGTAGCGCGCTCTTATGATGTCACAATACTTCGGATCCCTTTCAATTCCAAAACAAACCACGCCTTCGGATTCGGCCGCAAGGATTGTTGTTCCCGATCCCGCGAACGGTTCGAGAACGGTTCCATTTTTCGGCGTAATCAAACGAACGAGCCATTTCATCAAGGAAACAGGTTTGACGGTTGGATGAAAGTTTTTCACATGATCTGCGGTCCGTCCCGCTCCGGCGCGGGGATTGTTGACGCCCGCGGATCCGGCTTTGCGTTCAACCGCGCTTGCGCCCGATTTTCCCGGCAACTCTTCACAACCGGCTTCGCGTTCTTTTCTGGACGGCTTGGGGCAATAATAAATATTGGCGGGCCATCGTCCCAAATCCGACCCGTTCCAAGTTTCGCCTTCGTTGTAGTCAAGTTTTCCGTAGGCGACTGAATCCGAAGACCAAGA